ATTACAGACATACGATGAACTGCCGAAGAATATCGAAAGCATTGACAGCTACACGGACACGGCTGATGAAGGTGCCGACTACTTGTGTTCAATCATATATGCCGTCAAAGATTGCAAGGCTTATGTGCTTGAAGTGATCTACACACAAGAGGGAATGGAAGTCACGGAAGATTTGGTGGCAAAGGCACACACCGACTATTCAGTGAACCGTGCAAAGATTGAGAGCAACAACGGCGGTAAAGGATTTGCGAGAAATGTGCGAAGAATTGCGCAGGAAAAATACGGAAACAACATCACGCACTTTTTCACTTTCACGCAAACGAAGAACAAAAACAGCCGTATTTTGACAGGATCAACAGGCGTTATGAACAATGTTCTGTTTCCTGCCGGGTGGGAGAACCGATGGCGTGAGTATTGGCGTGATATGACAAGATATCAGCGAATTGGAAAAAACGCTCACGATGACGCACAGGACGCCACAACTGGCGTTTATGAGAACTTGCCGAAAAAGGGAAAAAGCAATTACACGCCGATTTTTATGTAGGGAGTGATAAACAATCAAAACATATAACGACCTTGTAGCCGTCGGTGAAAACGAAAAAGAAAGAATTGACTTTATTCGTCAGGCTATCAATGAGCATTGCAGCAGTGAGAGATATAAAACGGCGGTTGATGCGGAGTTGTACTATGATGGTTTGAATCCGACAATTAACCGCTATGAAAAAATCATCTACGACATGCAAGGACGCGCCCATACTGATATGTGGACTGCCAATCACAAGCTGGCGAGCAGATTTTTCGGCATGGCGTTAGATCAGGAAGTTTCCTATCTGCTGGGTAACGGCATCACATTTGCAGAGGAAGGCACCAAGAAGAAGCTTTGTCCGGACTTTGACCAGGAAGTAATGGACGCTGCGAGAAACGCAAAAATCGCAGGTGTTTCGTTTGGATTTTGGGATGTTGAGCATTTGCGAGTGTTTAGCTTGCAGGAATTTGTGCCGCTATATGATGAAGAAAACGGCGCGCTAAAGGCCGGCATTCGGTTTTGGCAGGTCGCACCTGATAAGCCGCTGAGGGCTACTCTGTACGAAATGGACGGCTTTACAGAGTATTTTCAGCCTAAAAACAAGGACATGGAAATCATGCAAGCCAAGCGCAGATATAAGCGCATTGTCCGAACGGCAGAGGTTGGCGAAACGGAGATTTACGACGGGGAAAACTATGAGGGATTTCCGATTGTGCCGTTGAAAAATAACCGTCATAGCCTGTCTGAAATCTGCGGAAAGAGAAACACCATTGATGCGCTTGATTTGGCGTCGTCTAACATGGTTAACAATGTCGATGAGGGCAATCTCATTTACTGGGTGCTTTCTAACTGCAACGGAATGGATGACCTTGACGATGCTAAGTTTATCGAGAGGTTGAAAACTACTCATGTTGCCCATGCGGATGGTGACGACGGCGCAAAGGTAACGCCTCAGACAATCGAAGCCCCGTATGACGGTACAAATACCACCATTGATATGCTCAAGCGCAAATTGTATGAGGACTTCCAGTGCTTTGACGCGGCGGCTGTATCGGCTGGTAGTCAAACTGCAACGGCAATCAAGGCAAGCTATGTCCCGCTTGACTTGAAAACGGATAAGTTTGAATCCGAAGTGACGCGTTTTATTGTGGAGATCCTTCGGCTGGCTGGCATTGATGATACTCCTTCTTACACTCGGAATCAGATCATCAACAAGAGCGAGGAAACGCAGAACATTCTTCTGGGCGCGGCGTATTACGATGACGAATACATCACAAAGAAGCTGCTGACCATCAACGGCGACATCGACCAGTATGAGGACATGATGAAGCGCAAGGCGGCAGATGAGGCTGACCGATACAAACAGATGGAAGCGGAACTGGAGGATTTGAATGATCAGCAGACCAATGAACACACGGAGGTGTCAGAAGAATGATGCAAGGAGATCAGTACAGAATCCCGATTGAACTGAAAGATGCGGACGGCACTTTTGTTACACTGGAAGAAGTTAAAGACATGGAAGTTTTTTTCGGTACAACGAGAAAGATGCTTTCCAAAGGCGAAATCGAATTTGATCCGCTTGAAAATGTATTTTATATTTCACTTTCGCAAAATGAAACCTTTATGATGCGTGGTGATGTTTCTGTGCAGGTAAGGGTTTTGTTTTTGAGCGGCGACGTTGTCGGAATTGACCTTGGCAAACTTAACTTTGCTCAATCAACATCTAAGGTGGTGCTGAAATGAGTAAATTGCAGGGCGAAATTTTGACTTTTCCAAAAATTAGTGGCTCTGTTTCAACGCCTAAATCTCTTAGAGGAAATGTTGGAGCAAAAATCATAAACATTGGAAGCACTGGTGATGGCGGCGCAACATTCATTCCATACGTTTCCGCTGATGGTGTTATTTCATGGACGAACGACAAGGGATTGCCAAACCCCGAACCGGTGAATATTAAGGGTGTTAAAGGCGACAAGGGCGATAAGGGAGATACAGGCGCAACCGGAGCAACCGGAGCGACGGGTCCGCAGGGACCGCAGGGACCCCAAGGACCACAAGGGCCCCAAGGGCCCCAAGGTATTCAAGGTCCGCAGGGCATTCCTGGTGAGGCAGGAGCAACCGGAGAAAAGGGAGAAAAGGGCGACACCGGAGAGACAGGCCCAGCTGGTACAGACGGTGCAGACGGTCACAGTCCGGTTATTACCATCGTCAACGGCATTTGGCATATAGATGGCATAAGCACGGGTATCGGAGCTGTTGGTCCGCAGGGCATTCAGGGTCCAGCCGGTGCGGATGGTGCAGATGGATACACACCAGTTAAAGGGAAAGACTATTTCACCGATGCCGATAAATCAGAAATGGTATCTTCTGTCATTTCGCAGTTGCCCGTTTATGATGGGAGTGTGACTGCGGTATGACGCACAACATTACCGTTGAAGGTGGTACTTCTGTCCGTCTGCCTACTTCTGGAAAATACTGCGACAGGGATATTGTAGTAACGGCAACGGGAGGAGGTAGTGTTTCCGAGCCTTCAACGATTAGCGGGATAAACCTACACAACAAGGGAACTGACATACCAAATACTTATCTGAATGGTGCTACGGTCATTGCATACAACGGCTGGAAAACCACGGATTTTATACCGGTTGAAGAAGGGAAATTCTACTTCGTATACTCGGGAAGTGCATTCGACCCAAAATATTGCAGTAAATTTGACGCAAATAAAGAAAACGCAAAAGCCCTTTCCGGTACAATTAACTGCACAGACAAAAACAAACCTCTGTTTATAAAAGGCCACGATGGATATTTTCGCTTCTCTGGTTCAAATTCGCAGATAGGTGCTTTGGAATTTTACGAGGTCATAAATTTTGATTGGAAAGTGTAATGTGAAATATGGCAGACAAAGCGCACCGTTTATAAGTCTGTAAATAAATTAAAAACCGGAGGCAAACTATGGAAAAGTTTTGGAAAGAAATCTCCGATACTGATGGAAAATATTTAATCAGCACATCCGGTGAAGTAATGGCAATTTCAAGGCGTGTCAAGTTTGGCAATGTCTTTAGATGGACTAAAACAAATATCCGTACTGCAAGAAAGAAAGAAAACGGATATTTGGAACTTGAAATTTTGGGAAAACATCATTATATCCACAGACTTGTAGCAGAATCGTTTATTCCTAATCCGCATAATTTACCTTGCGTAAATCACAAAGACGAAAACAAGGAAAATAACAGCGTTGAAAATTTGGAATGGTGCGATTATGTCTATAACGCAAACTATGGAACTGGTATTGAGCGATCAAAAGAAAAAATGTTTGGTGACAGATTTGTAGTTATCAACCTTGACACGGGCGAAGTTTACCAAACGCCAAAAGATGCAAGCCGTGCAACTGGAATCCATAACGATTCTATTTCAAGAGTTTGCAAAGGAAAATCAAAAACCGCTGGCGGTTATAGGTGGCGATATTTGAATGAGTGACCTCGCACACAGAAAATCGGACGAAAAACTGGAAGAAATTGAAAAGCGTCTGTCTGACATTTATTCCAGAGCGGAAAAGGAAATCCAAAAGACCGTTGATGATTATTTTGAAAAGTTTGCCAAACGCGACGCAAAGCAAAGAGCGCTTCTTGAAGCCGGAGAAATCACGGAGCAAGAATACAAACAATGGCGACTTGCTCAAATGGGGCGTGGAGAGCGTTTTAAGGCGCTTCAAAGACGTGTGGCAGAAAGATACACCGAAGCGAATGAAAACGCTGTACAGTATGTTAATGACGCGACACCTGGCATTTATAGCCTGAATAGAAACTACTCGGCATACACAATCGAAAAAGTCGCCGGTAATGTTGGATTTGACTTGTGGGACGAACAAACAGTAAGGCGTTTAATAGTTGAAAATCCGGAAGTAATGCCGTATTATCCACCTGAAAAGGCTTTGAATCGCGGCATTGATTTGGCTTACGGTAAACGGCAAATCTCCGCAAGCGTAACAAGTTCCATTTTGCAAGGTAAAAGCATACCGGGAATTGCAAAAGACTTGCAGACGAGAATGACCGACATGAACAAGTCAAGCGCTGTTAGAACGGCGAGAACGGCGGTCACTGGTGCGCAGAACGCCGGGAGAATGGATAGCTATGTGGCGGCTGAAAAAATGGGGATTAAAGTCCGCAAAGAATGGCTTGCAACGATTGACGGAAGAACTCGACA